ATCCTGTTGGCTCGTATTCTGATGTATAACTTTCAATTAAGTTATGTTTATCTCGAATGCGACTTACCTTCTCAATACTACCAGTTCCGACATTGAAAGTCAATGCAGATAATACCTGTGGGTCTAATCCCATTATTTGTGCATCCCAATAAGCCATCTCAAAAGATAATTTATCGGGAGCAGTCAACTCAAAATACATTAGCACTCCCTAACATTAGTTACATATTGCTCATCAATTTCAATGTTTCCGCTTTGTGTTTCAACATAAAGATTTTCTGTAACTTCTGATTCTACATCTGTGCCATAGTCGGCTAGCAAATCTATTTCAATAGTTCCAGTAACTTCAACGGTTGCAGTAAACTCAACTGTTTTAGTCAACTCAATACCAAGAGCCTCAGCAATTGCACGGAGTGTGTCTTGATCTTCTGAATCAGGATATGCTTCAGAAATAATATCTTTAACTGTGTCTATCTTATTATTTAATTCATTAACTCTTTCATTATATTTACGTCCGTTATGCAGGTCCCATTCAATAGATGCAACTTTATCTGTTGCATACTCTGCATCCGAATAACCTTTAATAACTTTATAGGTTACCAATAGATTAGCATTATATGATTCAGGAACTGCAGGTGTTACTGTAGCGCCATAGTTTGTATCTTCCATTTTATCCTCTTTCGTTTGGTTGGGTTGTATTGTAGCATCTTGCACTGACAAAAGATTGCATTCCCCGCCACAGTGCCATATATTTCTGAATTCATCCTTACGGGTGACCTCAATTAATGCATCGCAAATTGTACAGAGATGTGTATCTTTAGTCCATTTTTCTATCATGCGAGTATTATAGCGGACCCAACTGACAAATATCAATAGTTTCCAGGGGATTTTTTATGTGACCCTTAACACACTTTTCCGTCCCTTAATACTGGGGGCATCTCATATTTTGAGATTGCGATTCGTATGGGATTTGAACCCACGATCTCTACCGTGACAGGGTAGCGCTTTAACCGCTAAGCTAACGAACCAAATAAAAACGGGGGAGATTTTATTCTCCCCCGCTAGTTAGCATTTATTTAAAATGCTTTTACTAACTTGAGAATTTTATTTTTCTCAGCAGTAAGAATTGGGTCAAAGCCTGAAGCACCAGCCATTAGTGTTTCAGAATTGCCACGACCTGAACGGAAATAATCAAGACGCTCAGTTAGTGCATTAAACGCACCCCACTTTGTTCCCTTGATTGTAGCGTTAGTTGGTGAGTTATGATAAAGGTCATCAAGCAGAACAACCTTATTCTCCCATTTAGTTAGCGCAACTTTTGCTGCATCTTTGTCTGGCTTAGGATAAATTGTTTGAATCAATTTAGAAAATTCAGCATCAGTAATTGCCTGAGCAAATAAAGCCTTAGCCTCAATTTCAAATTCATCAAAGTAACCTAGAGCAAGCCCAAGAGTTTCACGAGCAACCTGAATGCGACCTTCAACAGATTGTGTGTGACGAATCTTGAATGATTGCTTAGCATTCTTCATCGCAAGATTAAGAGTGTTTTGGCATACAACACGAACAGGAGTAACGGCTGCTTGAACGGCAACAGAACCATCGTGTGAAGTCCATACAATTAAGTATAGTTTTGTTTGGTCATTAGCGCCTTGTGGGTCTAATACCATTGTGCGTGGAATATCTACAGTTCCAAATACTACTTTACCCTTTTTTAGTGAGCCAGCAGATTCCCAACGGCAATCGGCGTTAGCATCGTGAATTGCATCTGCAAATTGAAATAACTCTTCATTTTGCACAGGCTTGTAACGCTTGCCAACAGTTGCGAGAACATCAGTTCCACCATTGAATGGATTTGTGCGTAACACTAAAGAAGCATCAGATACATCTTTAAATGATTCTGGGATATATTCAGTAATTGGAGATAAGCGAACATTCCAATTTGCTAACTTTGCCTCTTCAAGCATTGTAGCGGTTGTAACTTCTTCATCTTTTGTGAAGATGCGGTTTGCAAGGTTGTGCCAAGCAGGAGCGCCACGAAGAGCGAAAGCAACTTCGCCATTTTCGATTTCGAGATTATGAGCCATTTTTTACCTTTCGTTTGTTGTTAGATTTATTATAACAGGTGGCACTGACATTGTCTAGGATTAGTTATAATATGTCCGAATTGTGCGGTGTGAGTAATCTCACAGAATTCCAGGGATATCCACAGCCTCACTTAAAACTGTGGATAACCCCGCAGCTCTGCGGGCAAATTAAGGGAAATAGGGCGGGGAAATAGATAAGCCCGCCCTAAGATTATTTACAGAGAGACTTTACGTAATTAACTGTTTCCATAGGAAAGAATGCTGCAGAAGTTTTCTTTTTGTTTTGTTGATCAAATACAAAAGCTTTAACATTTCCATCAAATCGTTTTAGATTTGAGAACACGAGTTCTTTTAGACTTTCGTTATCGTATCCTTCGTCTGAATAAATCGTTAAATCATTTGCCTTTACTTCATCATACATTTCTATCTTAAATCTGTTTAGCATTTGTATTACCTTTGTTAGTAGGGATAAAAATTATACCATAAGGGGTGGGTGTTGTCTATCGCCCACGCACCCACCCTTATGATTATCTAATTAGAGATAACGAGCAATAGCGTTGTAAGTGCTTGTGCTTACTGTGTCCTCATCGGTCATTTTGAGAATACGGATAGCATTTTCCATTTCCTCTTTCATTTCACGATAAGTATGAGCATGTAGTTGCTCAAAATCTCTTTGAGGCTCAGCAGGGAACTCACCATCTTTTACTGTTAGGTCAAAATCTACATTGAGATTTTTTGTCCACTCACGATAATTGGTGCGTAGGTTTTCTGCCTTTGAGATGTTGGCGATAGCATAAGAGAAAAGTTCCTTTTTCCATTTCTCAATAGATTTTTGGAACTTTGCTTCGTTTTCATCTTGCTTTTTATAGTCAGCCTCTAATTTGGCTAATCTTGTTTCTAAGGCTTTGATAACCTTAGTAGTAGCGATTTTTACCTGTATTGCTTTGCCTCTTGCCATTTGTGTTTCCTTTCGTTGGTTGGTTGTTGTTATGAGTATTATAGCAGGAGGGTCTGACGACCCTCCTGCCCTAAATTACTAGCCCAGTAGCGTTTTAGCGGATACTGAAGTCCAACGAGTTTCTTTCGTTGGCATTTCTAGTAGCACACGCACCGAGCCAGATGCCTGTGGGTGTATCTCTTTGATAACACCTGTTCTTTTTGACTTTAGGGTGGTGAATAAATCGCCAACCTGATAGAGTTTTCCTTCTATTGTCATTTTGCCTCTTTTCTTTGTTAGGTTGTATTGTAGCATTGGGGTCTGACATTAGTCTAGCCTTATCTCAGTATTTGAGAATATTAGTGTGTGATGCTAATCACTTTCAGGTAGCCAAAACTCTAAGTGGTGTTGGTCTATGATAGCGTGAGCGGGGGCTGTATCTAATCCTTTATAAGATACGCCTTCAGGCATCTTTATCTGTCGATCAAAATCCTCATCATAGTATGCGTCAATAGCATCTATGCAAGGTTGCACCATAGATATTGGAACGGGCGGGTAATGATTACCTTGTAAGTGATAGGCTAATTGTGTTTCTAAATCTAACACACTATCTTGTATTCCTAATGCAGTTATGCTTCCCATTTATTTATCCTCTTCTAGTATAGTTTCTGATAGGTTGTCCATTTCGTCTATTGTAGCGCATAGCACCGACATTTCCTCTTTGCTTAGGCAGACCTTAGTTACTAGGTCGGCTACTTTGCTAGATAGGGCTGTGGAATACATAAATAAATACTTAGCAAAAGTTTCATCTGATAGTTCATTTCTGCGTTCATGGAGTTCGCCTGCTAATCCCATAATTTCATCGTCAAAAATACTATCTTTGGTTGCGTCAAGTATCCCGATAGCAGTTGCTAACATTATTTCACAACCTTTAGTGTTGCATAAGAGTTGCCTGCGTTTAGATTATCTATAAGTGGCATAATATCGGGAACGAGTAAAGTGTGTAGCATGCCTTCCAATAATTGTGCCTGCATATCTTTATCTAATTCTAGTAATCGTTGTGCGGTTGGGTTGGTCTCATCTAACTCTGTAATAAATCTAAGAGAGTGTTCTACTGTTTTCATTTTAGCCTTTCGTTGTTGGATAAGAGTATTTTACCATTAGCCACCGACATCACCTAATCCATTATGGGCGTGTCTCAGCTTTTGTGATAATACTCACAATTCCAGGGGTTGTGGATAACCCTCATAACCCTGTGGATAACCCCGCAGATATGTGCGGGAGCTTGCTAATTTGTCAAGCCGACACGCCGTTACAGCTTGGTTATTACATATGCGGCTAATAAAATTGGCAGAATAGATATAAGAATCATCATTGATCCGCCAATAACACCAATCACCTCATACATTATTTTTTACTCGCAGAAAATCTTATATCTGCTTTACCATAAACACACAGGCCACATGATACACACGCACTGCCTGCGCTTGAGATAAGCGGAATACTTTTCATATTTTCAGGGCACTTAGCGCCAGGCTTACCCGTTAATTCTTTCATTGTATCTTCGGTAGCAGAAAATGTTTTTCCTAGATAGGCAAGCCGAATTTTAGAATTAGTTTTCAAATCGAATGCAATTTCTTTATTCTCATCATCCGTTGAATAGTACAGTGATAGATTAGATATATCTTTTAGAATAAGCGCTGCGTCCTTGACACGTGTATACACCCAAAATTGAATATCTGAATGCTTTTCAATAACAGTCTTCCACGCATATGTATAGGTATCGTTAAAAAAATCTCCGTCCCAGTGGATACGGAATAACTTAGGCGCATTTTTTTTATCACAATCAGCAATAAAATCTATGATCATATCATCCAATAGGGCCACCATTGTGTCATTGTCCGCATTGCGTAACAATTCCCAATTGTGTAATAAGTTAGCCTTTACTGCTTTGTATAGTTTTTCAAGTTTCCCAGCGTAGCAAACAGTCTCACAGATAGACGTAGCACCAGGACATGAAAAATCTTTTCCTGCGGGTAATCCGAACGTGTTCGCAATTGCGGCTTGCTTTCCATTTTTTGTGACAAGGTTAGCCACCTTTCTATCATTAGATCTTTTTAATTTTACCATAGGGGCAATTATATCGGTTAGGTCTGACATTATAAATCCCCCATTTCTGCATCGGCCATGCGTGACATCATGCGCCACATATCTTGCTTAATAGCTTCATCGGATCCATAAAGAGATCCATCGCAATCATTCATTTCGTGCCCGCAGCATGGGAAGTCTTCGCATATATTCATAAGTTGACCTTTCGTTGGTTGAATTGATAGTATATCAGGTCTGACTGACATTTATTACAAAACACCCCAGTTTTCAGGGTGTTTTTAATCACACTCTTAACGACACGCCCGACCCCGCACCTATGCGGGCGACACGCCCGACTGCGTTGCAAGCTGCGACACGCCCGATATTATATTAGATCAGATTTTTTATGTTTTATTTTGCGTGTGTATTTTTTTTTATTGCGAACAGGTTGCGCCGCATTACTACGGCGCAATTCCTGAATTCGTTTTACTTTATTTTGAAGAGAAGTTAGGAACACGATACCCACTCGCTTTGTGAAATCTTGTTACATCAAATCGCTCATTATCTTTCGCAAACATTTCTGCGAAATCATTTACGACTTTAGAAAAAACAGCAGGGTGAATTTTATTACTAGCATAATTTAGAATTTCAGCAGTAGCAATATAATCTTTACGGGTCATCATTTCTGCGACACCAATCCAATCCGATTAAAGTTTTTAGTATACATTTTGCCCGTTGGCAAAGATAAATTATATGTTGCGAATTCGTTAGCAAATCCGACATCATAACATTTTGCGAAAGCCTCAAACGCTTGTAAAGCGTCAGCGAATTTGTGTGTGTATTCTAATTGTCCGTCATAGTAAGTATCTAGTCTATACATTAGAAACCCCATGTTTCTTTAACGCAATCGCAACTTTCAACATCATAATTCTTTTCATCACCAAAGAATACGAAGCCAGCACCGCCACACTCATCACAAGCGACCCCGATTATTTCTGCTAGATTTCCCATTTATAGTTTTCCTTTCGTAGTTTGTTATTGGTTAAATTATAGCCTAAGCCACCGACAATTTCGGGAAAGACACGCCCTAGAGCGCACCTTCCTGAAATAATCCGATTTCTAAATCTAACATTTCTGCGGGTGTTGCTTCGGATAAATCTACCCAGCCAGCACCCTCATCATTTATTCTAAAGATTTCTACATATCCCATTTATTCACCTACCTTAACCGCAATTATGCGATAGTGGTCTTTATAAGAATGCGGTGTGCGAATTAAAACACGATACGCTTCTTTATCATTACCAAACCAATGGTCGGTTTTTTCACCGCTAATAATTTCTCCATTAAGAGAATTAGAGCGATATTGCTTACCTTGTAAAAGGTTTTCTATTGTGTATAAGTTAGCCATTGTTAGCCACTTCCTTTCGTTATACCGCAATTATAGCGGAAGCCACCGACAATTCTCTACTTACTAGCCAGTAATTCCACATTTTGAGACGCTCAAGTCATGTGTTCTTAATCACATTAGGGCTGTGGACGACACGCCCGACACGCCACGACACGCCCGAAAGTTATCCACAAAATCCAGGGTGATTTATATCACCCCCTTAACGACACGCCCGACCCCGTAGCTATGTGGGGGATCGGCTCGATTTTGTCAAGCCGACACGCCGTCTATTCTTTGTGAGTTTGCTCACATACGCATTTAGTATATGCGCCCGCATTTAACCTGCCACAATTAGGGCAGGTATAAAATCCGCTAGGGTTAGCCATTTATTTATCTCTCCTAAGTAATGCGATAGAATAAATAAAACCAATAGAGCCAACTAGTAGCCATGTCGGGATATCTATACCGACACCATTAGGCCATAGCCCGTTAATGTATAGAGAAAAGTATTCGCTATCTAATAACAATTCTAAGTTCATTATTCGTATGCCTCCCAATCTAATGTTAATTCTTTCTCGATTATTTCATCAAGGCTAACGATATCGCTATCGCTAATCGCCTCAGCGTTAATCTTATCTAACGCCTCTTCTTCATCTAGATAGACATAAGCGTCTGCTATATCCGCTTGGATAGTATCCCATTTAGTCATCATTAGTTATTCACCTGCTCTATCTTGTGTATTAGGTATTCGAATTTTAACGGAGGGTTTGCCTCGTTTAATTCATTAACTAGAGCGATAATTTCTTTAATGCTCTTAGCGGTTAGTGTGCCCTTCTGTAAAGAGCCTTGCCAAATTGAGTAGGTTAGTTTCATTAGTTATTACCTCCATTAACAATAGCACCGACAATAGCAATTATAGTTATCGTGCCTAACACGATAGGCAAAACAATGTGAGGATAATCCTCTACCCAATCAAAAAATAACATTAGTTAGCCTCGCTCTCGTCTATGTCGAACATTTCAGCAAACACTTTGTTTGCTTGTTGTAAGGCCTCTAGTGCCTCGTTTAGTTTATCCATTTTCTGTCCTTCTTTCGTTAGTTTGTTTATTAAGGTAAGACTATCATTAGCAACCGACATTATCAAGCGACACGCTGTCGCCTATTCTGTGACCTTAGTCACAGTAGGGAGAGAGATTAAGTAGCGTAGCAATACCTTACGCTCATAGGTAGTTAATTCGGGGTGATTAGAAACCACGCCACCATTTTGGTATTCCCAAACAATTTTATTAAAAGTTTTTTCGGATAACATTACATCACCCAACTTTCCTGAGTGTAAGATAACCACTCACCAAGGGTCATTAAGCCCTTGTATTCTTTACATTTACCGCAAAACATTTCGCTTGCGTAGTCTGAGCAGAAAGCGCAGACAATTAGATTAGCCTCATCGGCTCGGACATTAGAGAGAGTAATCTCTCGGATTAGTGTAGTCATTTTAACTACCTTTCTTAGTAAGACTTTCTTACTTTCTTTATACTATAATCCTAGCAGGGGGGTCTGACATTTAGGGGGGTTACTCGCTAGTATTCACAAACTATTTTTGTGAGTTACACCACACTCACGCTCAAGGTCATTTATATATGTGCGGACTATATAGACAAAACGGACATCTGAAATACGTGTATCATACAAATTAAAAATTTATTAACATTTTGATAAATCTTAAATAGCAGTCAACTAAAATATATACTGGTATAATTAATAAATGAAAATAAATTCTAAAGAAGCACGTACAATCCTTGACACAAATAACTACGTAGTATTTAGAAATTATGCTACTCCACCAGATGCATCTTTATTTGATAAAGCATTTAGCTGGAGGCCCGATGTAAATAATAGTGATGATGGTAAATCTCTGGCTTCAATGAAAAAGTTGCCTGAATATTTTCTTGAAAACGAAAATGTAAGTAATTTTATAAATGAATGCTCAAATACCTATGGCGTAAAAACTACACCTTTAATTATAGAGGGACGGATTGATGGGGAGGGAACAACTAAACATTCAGATGAATCCGATGTAATACATTGGCAATGCATGGGAAAATCAGAATGGACTTTTTATGATAATCCAACAGATTCAATACAGTTTGAAACAAAAATTATATTAAACGCTGGAGATGTTGTATGGTTTAAAAAAGGCAAAGACCATTCTGTTGAAAATTTACAAGCCAAATTTTCTATTATTTTTATGAGTAATGATATATTAAAGGATTTTCTTACAAGACAATATGCTGCGGCAGGACGGGAATTTATATAATATGAAAAATGTTTATATGATTAGTGATTGTCATCTATCTAGGGCAATAGAGCATTACTATCCAGAAAAGCACGATGTGACATTTATTCCTTGGCCTAAAGCTGCTAAAAAAATGCATGGATTTAGTGTTGAGCAAATGCGGGAAGAAGATGAAATGTCTTCTGGAGTAGAAATTGCTAGAACTGTTAATCATATGCCACAGCCATTCTCAATCATTAAAGATGATGGCATATTGGCCTTATGGATGGGATATGTTGATACTAGAACATTTTTACCTAAATATAAAAATGCGGACAATACGGTAAAATCGTTCATTCAGAACATAAAGGACAATTTCCCTAATTCTAAAGTAGTTGTAATAGAGCCATTGCCTCAGTTTACTGAGATGCTTTTAAAGCATGAAGGTATTAGTCCATATTACACACATGAGCAGAGGATAGATCAGAATAGAGAGTTCTTGGCTGCATTACACAAGTATTCAAGTGAAGCTGGATTTGAGATAATTATTACTCAACAAGATATATTAGATTCATTAGGAGTTCCTGAGTTAACTCCATCTATGACACATACAGATGCTCCACATCCAGTAGATGGATTAAAGCCTGAGCATATGGAAAAGATTTGGAAATTGTTTTCAGATAGACTTAGTATTATTGCAGTTGACTAGAATATTATGTATAGTATAATTAATCTATGATTAGAAAATATTTTAAAAGGTGGATGATACCTACATTGATATTCTTTTCTGCAAGCATATTCATAGCTGATCAAATTAGAAAAATGGGCGGGATAAAAGATATCTTTGATATAGATGACGAAGATGACTTATAATAGATCTAAGGTATATATATTCCTAATTAGATTATCCTTGTCGCTTATGAGTCTATATCTCGTCCTACTTGCTTCTGGGAAATTGTAGAATATTCACGTAAAGGGTTATTTTGGCCCTCCCCGTCCTGACATAGGCAAATAGCCTAGTAAAGGCTTAGAGAGCCTGTAGAGGCTTTATATGGGGTATTCTAGGAAGTTGCTGTAGTTTAGATAATATGTTTCACATGAAACAATATATTACAGTTGACTAAAATGTGTTCTTCTCGCCGACGCACTTTTTTTCGCACTATATGGTATTTAATGTTCTTTAAATTCACCCATATATGCATCAGATAGCTCTATACCCTCTAGACCAGAAGCCTGATACTTTTGAATTCTATCTCTGCTAAACTGAGGATTTTCTTTTAGTGGTTTCATCCATATGGCAGTAAATTCTTCTAGCGTAAGATTATCTTTATCTTTAATTTGCTCATAGTACTCTGGAGTCTTGTAGTTATAAAAAGATCCAGGATTATCTTCTGCCTTTAACACAAAGTTTGAGAAAGCATATCTTCTACCAGATGTGACTGGATTAACTCCGTGAGCGTGTGGCGAAAATGCCCCGTGAATTATTAGATCTCCTCTTTCTGGCTTTATTTTTAAATTATTTGCTGCGGGAACTCCTTCAGATCTGTTTCCGTCTTTGTCTATGTTTACGTAAAATATTTCTCCGCCTTCAAAATCTCCAAAATATGCAACTAAGCCAAAATCTAATTCACAACAAGTTTTCCAAACGTCTACTTGGGAAAGTCTGTGACATTCTCCTTTCCCAGGAGAATCAGAGTGTGTAAACATTCCCTCGTTCATTTCTGGGGTAATAATTAATACGTTGCCTTGAGGATGCATAACATACTCTGGATACAAAAGCTCGCTTGCCTTTTCCCAAAGTGGATGTATGGAAGCAAGTGGGGGGCTAATTTTATTAGAATACCAGCTGATTAAAGTATCTCTATATTTTTGTTTCAGATCGTAATCTTTTAACTCGTCTTCTACAGTCTTGCACTCTTCGTCTGTATAAAATCCTTTAAATATAAACACTCCGCTTTGTGTGCCGTAATCATCTGGGAAAAATGAAGCTTTTATACAGTCTTCTCTGTCGTAAAACATTATTTACCCACTATTCTTTTTAAAAATTTTTCAAATTTTGATTGATGATTTTTATTACCGTGTTTAAGCTTACAGTCATCCTTACATACTTGAGGATGAGTGAATTGTGGACTTCTCATAAAGTTAGCAAAATGGTGCACCATAGTAATATATATTATATCATGCAAACCCCCTACAGAGGCGGATCCGTAAGGGGTTTGTGCATCTTCATGCAATCAGGGAAATTTTACAATCTCAACCTGAATATTAATTATAATATATTATCAGAATTAAGTCAACGCTTAATTACAAAAGCCTGCTGCGTACTAAATTCAATTATGTTTTCTCTTCCAAAAAAATCTACCATTGCTTTTTTTGCCCCAACGGTTTTGCTTGAGCCAAAATCGTCACAAATTAGAACCCCGTCGGGCAGCAATCTGTCCCAAAAATATTCTATAGATTGTTTTGTAGGGGCGTAAAGGTCAACGTCAATGTGTACCAAAGAGTATTCTAGTTCTGGGAGTAAACTAAAAACATCGGGAACCCAACCTTTAAGTAAGTCAACATTGTTAAACTTATTTAAATAATTTTTTGCATTTGAAATATCACAGGATAGAGAACCCTTAACAAAATAATTAGTATCTATTCCTGGGGTTGGCTCCGAAACACCCTCAAATGAATCTATTCCTACAAATATTTTTTTGCAATAATCTGCCATAAAATACATAGACATTCCAGCATAAACACCTATTTCGACAAAGTTAGAATTTAGCCTCTGCTGTCTTTTTGCAAATTGTTGTAAAACATAAAGCCTTTCATTAATTGGGTCTTCTATAGAATTATCAAAATTTCCTATAGCCATAAATTCTTTAAAACATTTTTTAAAGTCTTCGTCATTGGCCCAGACATTAGTTCTTGATATCATCTATATCTTCTGCTGGTGAAAATGATGGAACTGGCCCAAGTAAGTACCCTGCTTCGTGATAAGATACCATTTTTTGCGTATCTTCCGATCCAACTATTTTATTTGAAATAAGACTTAGTAAATCATAAATTCTGTGTAGCATTATATAGTTAACCATAGGCAGGTTATCTTCTAAATTATTTGTTTCCGTCTTCTGGTCTTCCTGCATCTAACCACCAAATTTCTCTACCCATAGCATCCGTTTCGGAAACTGTGTCATACTCAAAATTAAATTCTTTTTTGTTCATCTACTAATTCTACTATATTTTCATACTTGGATATGCCCATAGTATTTTTATAATCACATTCAAGGCAATATAGATATATAAGAGACTCTCCGTCTCCATTACATAAAAGAGAGCCCTGATCCTGTGGGCATAAAAGCTTAGGAACAAGGCCCTCTTCAGAAAGTTTAATGTAAGTAGACACGTACTGTATCCTCATTACACTTCCTTTCTAACTGTTTGGGAACTTTAAATAAAATTCCTGTGCTCTTGGGGTTAAACCCTTCCAAGCTGACCAATCAATTCCGCCATCGGTCATGTAATACGCTATCTCTGCATTTTTAGTTGGGTCAAACAATGACTCGTTTGACTTTAATTCAAATTTTTCTTTACGATCTACGCCGAGTTTACCCAACATATTGATCTGAAAAATTCCGTAAGAACTGTCTCCAGTATTCCTGTTACCATTATATGCTAGTGGTCGTCCGTTAGACTCCCGCTTAGCAATGGCCCAAGCCGTTTTAAGGGCTTTTCCTTCAAAGCCTACTGCTTGCAGTAGTTCTTTCAGTTCAATGTCTGAAAGCATTTGTGAAGGCTTGTAAACAGTATTGCTGTACTTCTCTAAGGTTTCTTTCTTAAGTTGTACTTCTGTCTTTGGTTGTACTATTAAAGCTTGTGCACTTGTTGCATTAACTGTGTTGGAAAATAAAAACATTACTGTTAATATAATCGCAGCATATTGATGAACAATATCGCTTAAGCTTTTCTTTATATTCTCCATTGGCATTTCCTCCTTTAGAGATAGCGAAGTATAATCATACCATTGTAAGCAAGAATATGTCAAATAATTTTTTCTTGACAAAGAATCTATATTTAGTATACTTCCATCGGGGGGTCGGGGGGTCAGCAAATCAAACAAATCAAAATATATTATATATACAGTATTATATATTACAGTTAACTAAAAAACAACAATAAAAATATTTTTTCTTTTCTTTTAGAAAAAAGTTTGATACACTTATACCTCACTCAAAATAATTAATCCGTAAATCGGAAGAAAAAGGCGACAAATGAAAAATACTATTAATAATCCTTATGAAAATTTTATTGCACTTTCTAGATATGCTAAATGGGTAGAGGCAGAATCACGTAGAGAGACATGGGGAGAAACAGTAGATAGATATTTTTCTTTTATGACAAATCATTTAAAGCAAAATTATAATTATATTCCAAATGAAAAGCTAGTTGCGGAATTAAAAGAGTTCGTGTTTGAAAGAAATGTAATGCCATCAATGAGAGCAGTAATGACATCTGGCGCCGCACTAGAAAGAGATAATGTAGCAGGATACAATTGCGCCTTTTTGCCAGTAGATTCTCCAAGATCTTTTGATGAAACAATGTATGTTTTAATGTGTGGTACTGGAGTTGGCTTTTCCGTTGAGTATAAATACATTAATAAGCTTCCTGCCGTTCCAGAATCTTTGGAAAAATCTACTACTGTAATAACTGTAGAAGATTCAAAACAAGGATGGGCAAAGGCATATCGTGAATTACTTGCATTACTTTGGTCTGGACAAATTCCAGCCATAGATATTTCTAAAGTTAGGCCAGCAGGAGCAAGACTTAAGACAATGGGTGGAAGATCATCTGGACCGCAACCTTTAGTAAATCTTTTTGATTTCACTATTGCAAAATTTAAAAACGCAACTGGTAGAAACCTTAAGCCAATTGAGTGTCACGACATTATGTGTAAAATTGGAGAAGTTGTGGTTGTAGGTGGCGTTAGACGCTCCGCAATGATTTCACTTTCAAACATTAACGATATAGAAATGGCACAGGCAAAATCTGGAAATTGGTGGGAGCAAAATTCACAACGTGCCTTGTCAAACAATTCCGTAGCATACTCTCGTAAACCAGAAATGGAACAGTTTATTGCAGAATGGAAATCATTATACGATTCCAAGTCTGGAGAGCGTGGTATATATAACGTAGCTGCAGCGCAAGCGCAAGCTGCAAAATTTGGTCGAAGAGATCCAGACATTCATTATGGAACTAACCCATGTTCTGAAATTATTTTGCGTCCATATCAATTTTGTAATCTTTCAGAAGTTGTATTGCGTGAAAACGACACTAAAAAAGATATTGAGCGTAAGGTAGAACTAGCAACTATTCTTGGGACATGGCAATCGACCCTTACAGATTTTAAATATCTTAGAAAAATTTGGAAAGACAATACAGAAGAAGAAAGACTTCTTGGAGTTTCTTTGACTGGACAATTTGGTCACAAGTTTATGTCTGGTAAAGAAGACCTAGTTGCACTAGAAGCATTCTTGACCACACTACGTGAAAAGGCAAGAGAAGTAAATAGAGAAGAGTCTGGAAAAATTGGAATTCCTGAGTCTGCAGCAATTACATGTGTAAAACCTTCTGGAACAGTGTCTCAATTAGTTGGGGTATCTTCAGGGATGCATCCTTGGCATTCACCATATTATGTTCGTACAGTTCGTGGTTCAAAGGGAGATCCAATTTCAACATTTTTAAAAGAAGTTGGAATTCCAGTTGAAGATGATGTAATGAAGCCAAACGAAACTTATGTATTTTCATTTCCAGTAAAGGCACCAGAGGGTGCAATTGTTAGAAACGATTTAACTGCAATTGATCATTTAAATATTTGGCTTGTATACCAACGTGCTTGGTGCGAACATAAACCTTCAATTACAGTTTCTGTAAAAGAAGATGAATGGATGGAAGTGGGGGCATGGGTTTATAAAAACTTTGATGAAGTTTCTGGCATCTCATTTCTGCCTCACTCAGAACATACATATAAGCAAGCTCCATATCAAGAAATTTTAAAAGAAGAATATGATGTTTTAGTAGCAAAAATGCCTAGCAATATTCGCTGGGAAGATCTGTCATTTTATGAAACAGAAGACGGAACTTCAACAAATGCCACTCTAGCCTGCAGTTCAGACGGTAATTGCGAACTTGTAGATATTTCAGCTTAGTGGTAAACTTATAGGATTGGGATAATACCCAAAATTCATGGGCACACCGCCCACGAGGAGATGATAAAAAATGGCTATCAAAAACTTTGATAAAGCTGATTTAAATAAAGATGGGAAAGTGACTATGCAAGAGCAAATACTAGCAGCACTTGGAACATACGGAAGAGCATTTTTGGCAGCAGCCACCGCTCTATATATGACTGGCAATACAAATCCAAAGGATTTAATTGCAGCTGGAGCAGCAGCAGTTGCCCCAGTAATTTTAAAGGCCCTAAGCCCAAGCAACAAAGAATTCGGATTTGTGGCTAAATAATTATTAGTCAATTGGGAATGCCCTTATGCTAAAATAGTGTAAGGGTATTTTCTTTTTAGGGGTAAAAAATGGCAGCTCAAAAAAATTTTCAGGTAGACGAAAACGCAACGTTTACTTTTGAGTTGCAATATCTTGACGAAGATAATCAGCCCATACAATTAAATCACCACACAGCAAAAATGCAAGTAAGAGATACCCAAGGTGGAAAAAAATTAGCCTTTAGTCTTTCAGAAATAGATGGAATAACAATAACACCCTCACTTGGAAAACTTTCAGTTTCTATTTCAGCAGATAGAACAAAAAAACTTTTTTATCCAAAATCTGCTTATGATTTAGTTTTAGTTGACCCTAGTGTAAATGTAACAAGATTATTAGAAGGATATTTAACATTAAATAGGGCGGTAACACTATAATGGCAACCCGCCTAATTGTTACCGAAAATAACCCCTTAGTAGTAGTAAGAGCTTCAGGCTCTCCTGGAAGAACAATAATTAGTGGAGAAGGTAATCCAGCCAATTCTTTAGGCGTACCTGGAGATTTTTATTTTGATACCTTAACAACAAGATTTTGGGGACCAAAATCCCCTACATCAAATACCTGGAATGTAGAAAAAAGCTTTGTTTTAGATAAACAGGTATCTTTCATGTATTCTTGGGAGCTAGCCCAATTAACTGGGCCAGTAAATGGGGTGTATTCAGTAGTAATAAACCACAATTTGCTTTTCCACCCAAACGTATCTGTTAAATCAAGCTCAGGTGATATACTGGAAACAGGTATAGACTATAATAGTACTAGTAGACTAACATTGACAATGGCCCAGCCATTTTCGGGGACAGCATACCTGTCCTAAAAAGGAGATAAAAAAAATGGCAAGAAAATTTTTAGTTAGTATTGATCTCAACAAAAATGAGTTGCTCAATGCTAGAATTCAAAACTTAGGCGCAGCACCAAGCAACCCAGTATCAGGTCAAATTTATTTTAATACAGCAGACAACACATTATACTTCTATAATGGATCTTCTTGGATCCCAGCTTCTGGTTCGCTAGAAGTAATTACCGATGCAATAGGGTCTTACGTAGAAGGCGGAGTTGGCTTAACAAAATCATTTAACGACACAACAAATATAACAACAATAGATTTAGATGATACTGCAGTAACAGCTGGAACATATGGATCAATTACAAAAGTACCAACATTTACGGTAGATCAACAGGGTCGTTTAACATCAGCAAGCGATACAAATCTAGTTATACCATTAGATACGCAAACAACAGGTGACTATGTAGCAACTATTGTTGGAACAGCAAATGAAGTTACAGTTTCTCCAAATAGTGGACATAATGCTGCAGTAACAATTGGTTTACCAGACAATGTCGAAATTACTGGTAACTTACAAGTTGGCGGAAACTTAAATGTTATTGGAACTGTTAACTCTGTAAACACTACACAGATTAACATTGAAGATAATAAAGTAAAACTTAATAGCGGATTTACTGGAACACCTACAACAGATGCAGGAATTGTTGTAGAACGTGGAACTTCAATAGATACAGAAATTCTATGGAATGAAATATCTGATACATGGACATTAACAAATAACGGCACAAATTATCATGCAATTGCTAGAAAATATTCAGAAACACTTGGCTCATCAGCAACGTCTTATACAATAACACACAATCTTGGAACAACAGACGTAACCGTTCAAATATTTGAAGCGGCCACACCGTTTGCTCAGGTAGAAGCAGATGTTCAAAGATCAAATGCAAATGCTGTAGTTGTTAACTTTGCTTCCGCACCAACTGCTGGAGAATATAGAGTAGTTGTAGTAGGTTAATAATGTCAAGACAGATGCTGGTACCACTTAAACTTCTGGCCCTGTCAGCAGACCCAGTATTTGGACAAGTCGGCGAAATATACATTAATACCGTAACTAAAAATTTACGTGTTCACAATGGAACTACATGGATAGAATTAACACCACCAAGTACAGATCCAACTCCATTTTATATGCATACACACACGTTTGATGGAGATGTGCATACGATTGATATTCAAAATCAAGTTGATTTTAAATCATTATCTAATCCCGATACACCAGCAACAGTTTTACCACAAATTATAGGATACGATGGAGGAAACCCAATGAGTAATTTAAATGAGCCTTCATTTGTTGATGAAACATTATTTGACGCAGGATTATTTGATGGAACAGCAGTAACAGAAGAAGAAACTTTAGGTGGCGGTGGGTCAGAAGACTTTGCCGCACCATCACTAGATGGAGGTAATTCATAATGGCATTTAAAATTCAATTAAGAAGAGACACCGCAGCAAATTGGACAGCGAACAATCCACTTCTTTTAAACGGTGAAATAGGAATAGAAACTGATACTCTTAAATTTAAAATAGGTAACGGAACCCAAAGATGGAATCTTCTTACAAACTATGCATTTAAACCAGGACAAGCAAATGGAATTGCTACATTAAATTCTGACGGCAAAATACCTTTATCACAATTACCAGATCAAATTTCTTTAGACACAGAAGCCGCTACGGCAATTCAAAATGCTATAAATAATTCTGGTCCATTTACAACATCAAGTCTTTTAGAAGGAACAAATTTATTTTTTACTAATGCAAGAGCAAGGACTGCAGGAGACGGATATTTTGATGTTTACGGATCTGCAGCACAAGCTTTAAGTTCAGCTAATTTACACACAACATCAAAATTCCAAGAAGCAATTACTACCGCAGCGGCAGATGCAACAACAAAATCTACAAACGCAGTAACTTTAGCGGGACAAATTGCAGATACAAAAATAAACACGGCAATTAATCTTATTACTACTTCAGACATAGAAGAAGGAACAAACCTATATTTTACAACAAATAGAGTATCAGCAATAGTAGACCCATTAATTACTACTACCAGAAGTTATGTTGACTCTTCATTAGCTAATTTTACAGTACCTTCTCCAATTACATCAACAACTCAATTACCAGAAGGAACTAATTTATACTTTACAAATGCAAGAGCTGTTACAGCAACAAATGCTGCACGTACTGCTTCTTTAAATGCTGCTCTTTCAGCTGTAGATGATTTAAGAACAGAAATTTCTAGCGCATATATTCCAGTGTCAGATAGGAATATGTTAAATGGCGTAGCTGGACTAGATGCTTCTGCTTTAATACCACTATCACTGATTCCATCTTCCATAGCAAGAACATCAGATATTTCTGCAGCAATAGCAAATGTTGTAAATGCGGCACCAGCTTCATTTGATACACTTAAAGAAATTGCAGATTATATTGCATCAGATCAAACTGGTGCATCAACATTAACAACTTTGGTTGGAACAAAATTGTCTTCTGACTTGGCAGCAACAACTTATGCTCCAATTGCTTCGCCGACATTTACTGGAACTCCAGTAATTCCTGGATATGCAACTTCTGCCAATCTTACAGCCGCTTTAACCGAAGCAAAAGCATATACTGATACAGCCAAAAATAGTATTGATAACTCATTAGGCGGGTACCAGCCAGAATCTGAAAGAAATGAAAATAATGGATATGCTGGGCTAGATTCAAACGGTAAAATACTAGAGTCTGCAATTCCATCAGCCATCACATCATCTATTACAGCTGCCACCACTGCTGCATCTAATAATATTAACGGAACATATACTAACGGAAGCTCTTCTGCTAACATAAATAAAATTACATATAGCACAAGCTTAACACCACCTGCAAGCGGTAATTCTGCTGGAGATATTTACATACAATACTAAGGAGCCTGAAATGCCGCTAAACATTTTTGATGGTTCCAGTTGGAATCCTTTAAAAAAGATTCAAATCCATGATGGAACATCTTGGAACGATTCTAAGGCGGCTTATGTTTGGAATGGGTCTGAGTGGAAAAATCTACTAGGAATAGTTCCAGTCAATACAGTTTTGCCAACTCTTTCTTTGCAAGGTTCATCATTTCTTTATGCTGCAGAACAAACAGTTTTAACAACAAATGGTACTTGGGAAAATTCACCAACAACATTTGAATATCAATGGCAAAAAGCTCCATATCCTACATCTAATTGGTCTAACATACTTGATAAAACAACAAGCTCTTTGGCATTATCTGAAGACGAATGGGATTCTCAACAAACATTAAAATATGTTGGCTATGCGGTTAGGTGTAAAGTTTCGGCTACTAATGCAGATGGTAAAAATTCAGGAGATATATATACCTTATCAAGTCCAGTAATTGCTCCCGCTAATTTAGGAGATATAACTGTTAATGTTGTGTCAAATGGCGTAGTAGAGTTTACATGGGAAAAAGTAAAAGGCGCTAATGATTATTATATACAATACCAAGGACCAGAAGTAGCATTTACAGAAGTTACTAGTATGGTAAATAATACAGATTCTGCAAAAGGTGTATATTCTACATCAGGTACTACATGTAAATTTACAATTGACACAGGATCCGCTTCAGGAACTTTAGGAATATTAATTAATCCATTGAATACATCCAATGTTTCTGGAACGTCATTAAGCGGATACGGCAAAAATGCATCGGTTACCGATTTAAAGCCAAACAAACCTTCAGTTGCAGCAGGAATGCTTTCTTACAGTTACGGAGGAAAATTGGTTTGGTCTGCTACAAACATAACTGTAACTAGTTGGACAGTGTACAATGATGGTTCAGTATATGCAAGCTCTGCATCTTCAAGTCCTAGCACTAATTTCTTAGACATAGATCGACCTGGTGCTTCTCCAGATACATTTGGATCTTTTGTAGTATTAATTATAGGAACATCTCCAAGATTTACAGAGACCGCCTGGCTTTCTTCTCCAGCCGTAACCATAACATATCCTCCAGCACCAAACACATGGAAATGCACAACCTCTACCAACGGCGGTGGCGTAGGCAACTGTAGTTATACTGACCCTGGTTTTGATAACTCCGCATCTGGTAGCGGCTACTCTCGTCAGTGCACATTTGGAACAACTTATCCAGCATGTCAATCAACTAACCCAGCACCAGCTTCTCAATGGTATTGCACAACCTCTTCTCCAGGTGCTGGCGTAGGTAACTGTAGTTACACAGCCCCTGGTTTTGATAATTCAGGATCTGGTAGCGGCTACTCTCGTCAGTGTATATACAACAACACTGGAACATATCCAGCATGCCAATCAACAGATCCCGCACCAATAGGCATACAAAGCGAATGGCATTGTACAACCTCTAGTCCTGGAGCTGGCGTAGGTAATTGCAGCTACACAAAACCTGGTTCCGACACGTCCGCATCTGGTAGCGGCTACTCTCGTCAGTGTTCGTTTGGGACAAGTTATCCAGCATGTCAATCAACTGACCCAGCACCAGTTTTTGCACCACCGTTCTTCCCACCGTTCTTCCCACCGTTCTTCCCACCAAGTTTTGGAGTCGATGGTGGCATACCACCGTTCTTCCCACCAATTTTTGAACCAAACGTTCCACCGTTCTTCCCACCATCATTTAAGGGAGGTAAAGCCTGTATATCACCAGACGGACTTGTCTTTACTAAAAATGGTTTAGTAAAAGCAAAAGATATTTTTGTTGGAGATGACCTTATATCGATTAGCCGTTCAAACATAAACCTTAATTCTGTATCTCAAAATAAGACATCACAGGAATTACCATCCGTTATTGAATTTTCAAATGTAAAGGTTGTTTCTATAACAGAAAAAACTTCAACATTAATTGGATTTAATAAAATTGGTAAAAACTATTCTATTAATCAGCCTATATTTATTAAAAATTCAGAAGGAATAGAATATAGAAATGCTGGAGATATTAATATTGGGGATGTAATTATAAATGTAGATTCAAGCGGGTCAGTCTCAAATATTGTAGTAGAATCAATTGAAGTAGATGATTTTGATTCAAAGGTTTATGATATTAGAACTTCCCCAGAACCTTGGTTTATTGTTAATTCTACTATAGCCATAGCATAATTTTTATGCTATAATTTTAAAAAAGGAGATTTACCGTGTCTATAAAAAGAGATATTGACGGAGAAGTATTTTTTGTTCTTGTTGATAATGAGTTTGCTGGATGGTTTGCTATACCAACAGGAGACTTTCAAACAGAAATATTAAGATCAGGACTATCAAGTAACCCTAAAATAATAAATTTTACAGATTTGCCTATAGAAATATCACAACTTCCAACCCCAGCATCTGGATGGAAATGGAACGGCACATCATTTAACAAGGATTAATTATGACTTCAAGGTGGAAAACAATAAAAGCAAACCTAGTTGATCCAAATACCGTCAAGCCATGGGATATGCTAAATCCAAATACCGTATGGACTACTGATGAAAAAAAAGAACAAAGACTAAATATTTGCAGGGGATGTCCTGAGTTCATATCATTAACTACACAATGTAAACAATGTGGCTGTCTAATGAAAATGAAGACAGCAATGGAAGCAGCAACCTGCCCATTGTCAAAATGGTAAAATAAACCTTCTTTGTAAAAAATAATAAGGTATAATTATCTAAGCAACATAATTACACATAGGGGGTAGTCAATTGGCCACCAATTATCCATCTAGCTTAGATCAATTAGTTAATCCTAATTCTTCCGACGAGCTATCATCACCATCTCATTCGCAGCAACATATAAATGCAAATGATGCCATTGAAGCATTAGAAACAAAAGTTGGTGTAAACGGTTCAACAGATCCTGCATCACTGACGTACAAAGTATCTACTATTGAAACTACGTTAATCAATTTAGACAATAGCACAGACAACGTTATAGAGCTTCTTGGATTAGAAGGCAACAATGACCTTGCAGTCTATGGTATTGAAAACGCTACAAACGTAGACTCTTTTTCAAAGAGCGTATGGAGAACAGCTAAATATAACATTCAGGTGACAAAAAATTCCGATGTTTATACATCAGAAATTCTTGTTTCTCATAACGGAACAGACATAATGGTTTCAGAATCAAACATTATCTCAAACACAAACACTAGTTTATTTTCTTATACCTTTGAAGAAAACTCAGGTATAATTAGTTTAAGAGTCACCCCTGTTTCTGGTTCTATCTCAGTAAGATATATCAGAACAACGCTTAAAGCATAACAAAAAAAGCAATAAGAGGAGTCATATAAAATGGCAACAGTAGTAAAAAACTTTAGAATTAAATCAGGCCTTATAGTTGAGGGTGCTACAGGTACAATCAATGGTCAAAATATACTTACAGAAACAGGCGGAAATGCTTACATCCTCAACCTTGTTGGCGGTGCTACTCTTGTAAAATCCGTAGACGCAGGAACATTTGCAGTCGATGGTGCAGGCAATCTTACAGTAAAGGCTAACGTATTTGACGCTTATGGATCAGCTTCATCTGCTCAGTCTGCAGCAATTTCTGCAGCATCATCAGATGCAACTACAAAGGCTAACGCAGCGCAATCTGCAGCAATTACAGCTGCAGCAACAGATGCAACTACTAAGGTAGCAGCAGAAGCAGCACTTAGAGTATCAGGAGACGCAGCTTCAGTAGCTACAGCAGCAGCAGACGCAACTACAAAGGCTAACGCAGCGCAAGCAGCAGCAGAAGCAACAGCAGCAGCCGCTCTTTCATCTGCAATATCAACAGAGGTTTCAAATCGTAACACAGCAATTTCTGGCGCAGTAAGCACATTAGTAGATGGCGCACCAGACCTTCTTAATACATTAAATGAATTAGCAGCAGCAATTAATGATGATGCTAATTACACAACAACTATTACAACAGCTCTTGCAACAAAAGCTACCTCAGCCCAAGTTGCTACAGACATAGCAGCAGAAGCAGCACTTAGAGTATCAGGCGACGCAGCTTCAGTATCAACTGCAGCAGCAGACGCAACAACTAAGGCCAACGCAGCGCAAGCAGCAGCAGAAGCAACAGCAGCAGCCGCTAATACAGCACAGCAAAACGGAACAACAGCATTTACAGCATTAAACGTAAATGATCAAGCTAAGCAATTTGCAGCTTCATCATCTGGAACAGCATCAGTTGCTGGAACAGCTTATGAGTGGGCAAAGGCAGACTACCGCTCAGCCAAAGTTCTTGTTAAAATTGACAACGCAACACACAATGAAGTATCAGAGGTTCTAATAACACTAGACTCGTCAGACAATGTAGCAGTTACAGAATATGCAATTGTCGGAACTAATGGATCAAGAGGAACTATCACAGCAGACGTATCAGGTTCAAATGTACGAATAAGAGTAACTCCAGTAGATAACTCAACAGTTAAAGTATCTGGAACACTTCTTAAATAATTAAATAAACGGCCTGGGGAGAGCCTGAAATCTCCCCACAAAAAACACTTAGGGGATATGTGAACTTAAATGGCAACAGTAAATAAGAATTTTAGAGTTAAGAATGGACTAAATGTCGCAGGCACTGCTACGTTTGAGTCTAATGTTGTATTAGGGTCTACTCCCTTAAGATTTGATACCGTAACAAACAAATTACAAATTCAGCTAAATGGCCAATGGATGCCAATAGCTTTAAATTCAGAAGTTCCAGACGAAAACACAATGATCAATTTAATGGACGTAGGTCTTGCAATTGATTACAATGGTGAGCCAATCTATACAATTCAAGCTAATGGGGTATCTACAACAGCAACTAAATTTGCTGATGGCGGAAGCCCATCAACTCCAACTTATGGAATGGTTTTTGATTCTGGAAACGTAGACTGGGAAGCAACCCCAGATATAAGCTTCATGGATATAGGTCTTGCAATTGATTACAATGGTCAACCAGTATATACAGTTCAAGGCAACGGGGTTTCAACATCGGCAAATAAATATGCAAATGGTGGATACCCAGACACTTTAGTGTACGAATTAACTTTTGATTCAGGCACTTTAGTATAAATAAATAATGGTATAATAATCTAATATAAAGTAACAAAGGGAGAAAAAATGTCAACAGTAAGAATTCAAGTTCGAAGAGGATCAGCAACAGACTGGTCTGGAGTAAATCCAATACTTGCAGCAGGAGAGCTAGGCGTTGAAACAAACACTAGAAAAATTAAAGTTGGAGATGGATCCACCGCATGGAATTCCCTTTCTTACGTAGCAGCAGATGCACCTGAAATTGGAGAAATTTCACAAGACGCAATCAATACAGCACTTACAATGGGTGCAGGTTTAACAAAGACTTATAATGATGGCGCAAATACAATTACAATTTCTGTAGATTCAGCAGTAGTAGCAACAGTAGCCTATGTTGATGCAGCAGTAACTGGACTTACAAATTCAACAGCAAGCACATACTTAGAGAATTCAGATCGTGGATCAGCAAATGGTGTTGCTTCACTTGATGGAAACATTAAGGTTCCAGAGGCACAATTAAAGCTAACAGGACTAGCAACAGATATTTCAACAAGTGGAAGCATATCAGGAGAAAATTTAACATTAGCTGGAAATCTTTTTGTTAATGGAACAACTGTAACATTAGATACAGCTAACTTTACAACAGAAGATCCACTAATTGCATTAGCATCAACCAACGCAGGAAATGCTTTAGATCTAGGATTTGTAGCTAAACACAATGATGGAGTTGCTAATCACACAGGATTTGCAAGAGATGCATCTGCTAATAAATGGAAACTCTTTACAGGAGTAACCGATGCACCAACCACTACAATTAATTTTAGCCAAGGAGGCCTAGATGATCTTGAGCTTAGAAACCTTACAGCAACAGATATCGGCTTAACTAACTTAACAGTAACAGGATCAGTAACACTTCCTGCAGGCTCTGTAGAAACAGCAGATTTAGCAACCGATGCAATATCTACAGTAAAAATTCTAAATGGTGCAGTAACTGCAGATAAAATTGCAGTTGATGCAATAACTGCAGAAAAAATTGCAGATCTTCAAATTACAAATGATCATGTAAGTGCTACTGCAGCAATTCACCAAGACAAAATTTCTGGACTAGGTGCATCTCTTGCAGCTAAATCAGATTTGGCCTCACCAACATTTACTGGTACAGTAACTCTTCCAAGTACAACATCAATTGGTACAGTTTCTTCAACAGAAATTGGATACCTAGATGGAGTTACATCATCAGTTCAAACACAAATTACAGCAGCAGCTACCGCTCTTTCAGCCCATGAAGCAGACACTACAAATGTTCATGGAATTGCAGATACAGCACTTCTAGCACTTAAGTCAGAGGTTGCAGCAGTAACACCAGCAACACTTGGACTTGGAAATGTTGACAATACTTCTGATGCTAATAAGCCAGTATCAACAGCACAGTCTTCAGCAATCGCAACAGCAAAATCTGAAGCAATTGCAGACGCAACATCACAGGTAAGCGCACTTATATCTGGTGCACCAGCAGCAATGAATACACTTGATGAACTTGCTCAAGCACTTGGAGATGACGCAAACTTTGCAGCATCAGTAACAACCAGCCTTGGATTAAAGGTAGATTCTTTAACACCAATCGTTGCAAAAACAGCATCATATACACTTTCATCACTAACTGAAAGAGATGATCTAATCGAAATGGGATCAGGATCACCTCTAACCTTAACAATACCAGAAGACGCAACTCTAGACTTCCCAATCGGAACATCTATTGATATTCTTCAAACTGGAGCTGGACAAGTAACAATTGCCCCAGTATCAGGAACAGTTACAGTTAACGCAACACCTGGCCTAAAGCTTCGTACAACCTGGTCATCTTGTACTCTCTTTAAGAGAGCAGCAAATACATGGGTTGTCTACGGCGACTTGATGGCGTAATACAAATTTAAATAGTTAAAAAGGAGATTCAAAATGGCAGTAGGTAAGAAATTCGGTAAAAAGGCACAGGCATCAAATGACTTTTTGGAGCCACGGGCACCAGAGTCAGTAACAGCAACAAACGTACCATCTGGTCGTGCATATAACAATGGACGGGCCGACGTAACGTTCTCTTTGCCAGCAAATTCACCTGCTGCTACATCCTTTACAGTAACATCCTCTCCAGGATCGTATACTGCTTCAGGAGCATCTTCTCCAATATCTGTAACTGGTTTACAATCAAATACAGCATATACATTTACGGTAACGGGAACAAATGCAGTAGGAACTGGTGCAGCATCTGCTGCCTCAAATAGCATTACTGCAACAACCGTACCTCAAGCTCCACAAAGCCCAATCGCAACTGCAGGAGTTAACCAAAACACAATTACTTGGACAGAGCCAGCAAATGGTGGATCCGCAATAACTAACTACTATGTTGCAGGTAATGATGGAACAAATGGAAATACAGCATCCCTAAGTATAACCATCAATGATACTGCTAATACATCTCAGTATTATAATGTTTATGCAGATAATGCTAATGGTCGGTCAGCAGCTTCAGCAAATACAGCGGAAATTACAACTCAAGCACCGTTCTTTCCACCGTTCTTTCCACCGTTCTTTCCACCAGGGTTCTTTGCCCCACCAGGGTTCTTTGCCCCACCAGGGTTCTTTGCCCCACCAGGGTTCTTTGCCCCACCAGGGTTCTTTTCCCCACCAGGATTTAAGGGTAAGTGTTTATCACCAGAATCAGTTATTTTCACCAATACTGGATGGGTAAAAGCTAAAGATATTAAAATTGGAGATCAAGTAATAACAGTTGATAACTCTAATATTAATCTTGAATCTATAACCGCAAATAAAACATCTGGACATTTAGAATCAACAGTTAAGCTTACAAATTCAGAAGTTATTTCAATAACAGAAAAAACTGGAAAGCTAATTGGATTTAATTACAGAGGTAAAGACTACTCAGAAACCCAGCCGTTATTTGTAAAAACCTCAAATGGTATTACCTATAAGAATGCAGGAGAAATTGAGATAGGAGAAATAATCATAGGAGTAGATTCAAATGGACTAGT